CCCGCGCCTCGACGACCTGACCGTTCAGAGCAGCACCTACGGCGCGCCGATTCCGCGTATCTACGGCACGGTGACGGTGGTCGGCAATGTGATCTGGCTGGAAAACAACCGGCTCAAGGAAACTGTTACCAAGAAGAAGTCTGGCGGCAAGGGCAGCGGCAGCAAGACGACCACCAAGACCTACAGCTATAGCGCCACCTTCGCCGTCGCGCTCTGCAAAGGGCCGATTGTCGGCATCAGGCGACTGTGGATCAGGAGCGATCTGGTCTACGACGCCGGCTCCAACGACCCGAACACAATCGCCGCCAGCAACCAGTCGGCCGCCGGCTGGACGCTGTACAAAGGGACGGACACCCAGGCCGCCGATCCGCGCATGCAGGCGACGCTGGGCGTTGCCAACACGCCGGCCTGGCGTGGGCTGGCCTATTTGGTGTTCCAGGATCTGGCGCTGGCGAAGTACGCGAACAGCTTGATGGGGGCGCAGATCAAGGTGGAGGTGATGACCCTCGGCGCGACCTACACCTATCCTTACACGACGTTCACGCAACCCAACCAGAACTGGCGCCGACCAGCGTGGGATGGCACCGTCTTCTGCACGGTCGCCTACTTCGCCCATCTTGCCGCCACGTCGAGCGACGGGCTGACCTGGTCGACCTACAGCATTCCGAACGGCAACTCTGCAGCGTATCAGGGGTGTGCATCGGATGGCGCAGGGGTATTGCTGGCCTACGGTACGGGTGTGTCGACAAACATGTGGCGGTCGGTCGATCATGGGCAGACATGGAGTGCCTGTACGCTTCCCGGATTCAACGGATACGTCACCCAAGTTGAGTGGAACGGAAACTATTTTCTGGCGATCACTGACACTGGCCCGTTCTTTAAGTCGCCCACTGGGGTGACGTGGACCGCTGAAACTGCACCGGCGTCTGGCAGTTTCAGCCGGTCGTTAACTTGGCATCCAGGTTCGTCCAAATGGTACGTCTGTACGCAATTCGGCGCCGACCCAGTGATCTACTCGTCAGCGACGGGCGGCGCAGGCACGTGGTCGATCGTCTACACACTGACCGGAGACCTGAGCAATTTTGACCAAGCCTGTGTTCACAACGGGCGCATTTTGTACATTGGCATCGGCACCGTCAGCAGCTATGGGCCATGCATGGTGTGGTCGGACGATGGGGTGACATGGACGAAGTCTGGCGTACCCATGCGTCAGTATTACATCCTGTCTGATGGCACCATGTGCTGGGTCGGCGACTCAAACGGGGCGATGTACTACAGCCCTGACGGCGTAACCAACTGGACAAGTTGGACGGGGCCATCGCAAGCCATCAATCACATGGGTGTCTATGCAAACAGTTACATCGTCTGCCTTGGGAGCAGTGGAACTGCTGGATACCGGATCAGTCGTTCCTACGTCGCGCCGATCGCGCCAACACTAGGATCGGTTGTCTCTGCCGAGTGTCTGCAATCCGGGCTCCTCTCAGCCGGTGACATCGATGTCAGCGCTCTCACATCATTGGTGCGGGGCTACCGCATCGGCAGCGTCGGGACGCTGCGCAGCGCGCTGGAGCCGCTGCAGGCGTCCTGGCCGTTTGACGTGGTCCAGCGCGGCTACAAGCTGACCTTCAAGCCGCGCGGCGGCGCCTCGGTGGCGACCATCGCCGCCGGCGACTTCGATGCCCGTGGCGCCAGCCAGGAACCCGGCGTGCAGATCACGCAAGCACGCGAGGTCGACAGCCAATTGCCCCGGCGGCTGACCGTCCGATACCTGGATAGCGCCCGCGAGTATGACGCCGGCAGCCAGTACGCCGAGCGCCTGTCGTCGTCGACGATCCGCGAGACCGTCGTCGACCTGCCGATCGTTCTCGACGCCGCCGAAGCAGCTGGCAAGGCCGAGGTGCTGCTCTACGCGGCGTGGCTGGCGCGATTGCAGATCAGCTTCAACCTGCCGGCCACCTACCTGCATCTGGAGCCGGCCGATGTGGTGACGCTTCCGACACCGGAAGGTTCGATCACCGTTCGTCTGACGACCGTCAATTACACCAGCGATAACCGCGTCGAGTGCCGTGCGACGCTGGAGCGCGCCGCTGTCTATACGCCTGCCGCACTTGGCGTGGTGCCCAGCACTACCGGCCCGACGACGCTGACGCCGCTTGGTCCGTCGACCTACGCGCTGCTCGACCTGCCGCGCCTGGGCAGTTCGCAGGATGGCGTGGGCTTCCCGGTGGCCATGTGCGGCGCCGATTCGGCGTGGCCCGGCGGCGCCCTGATGCGCTCGGCCGACGCCGGCGCGACCTGGGACCAGCCGCTCGACTTCGCTCCCCCAGGGGCAACGATAGGCGTCGCGACGACCACGATCGGCGTCGTCGAGTCGCGGCTGATCGACGCCGCCAGCCGGCTGACCGTTACCCTCACCAGCGGCACGCTATCCGACGTCAGCGAATTGGCCATGCTCGCCGGCGCCAACCATTTTGCCTATGGGGCCGCAGGCCGCTGGGAGATCATCGCCGCCCGCAGCTGCACGCTGCAGAGCGGCTCAACCTACGTCCTGAGCAACCTGCTGCGCGGTCGCTTTGGCAGCGAGTGGGCGATGGGCCTGCACGCCACCAGTGACGTCGTCGTCCTGCTCGACTCGGCCGACTTGCTGGTCCTGCCCCTGACCAACGCCGACATCGGCGCGGCCAGGCTGTTCCGCGCGATCACCAGCGGCCGCGACTTTAGTACCGACAGCGACCGCGCCATGACCTACGCCGCGGTCAACCTCAAGCCCCTGTCGCCGGTCCTGCTCAACGGCTCCCGCGATCCAGGCACGGCCGACTGGTCGCTGACCTGGACTCGGCGAACGCGCAAGGGCGGCGAGTGGCTCGACGGCGTGGACGCCGAGCTGGGTGAGGCTGCCGAGACCTACGATATCGAGGTCTACGCCGATGGCAGCTACGCCACGCTCAAGCGCACGATCACCGCCAGCAGCCCGTCGTGCGCGTACTCCAGCGGCGACCAGGTGACCGACTTCGGCACCAACCAATCCACCCTGTACCTCAAGGTGTACCAGCGATCGGCCACCGTCGGCCGCGGCTACCCCCTGACCACGGCAATCACGAGGTAAGTCATGTCACACAGCGCCACGCTTCTCGACCTTCTCACCCAGGCGCAAGCCAGCAAGGAGATCACCGCCAACGCCCTGCTCGACGCGGCATCGCCAGCCACGATCTTCGGCCGGCGGGCTTCCACCTGCGCCGGTCTCACCTGGGGATACTACGGCGGCACGATGCTGGTCGACGGTGCCCTGACGGCGATCGCCAACGGCACGCTCACACTCACTGCCAGCCAGACCAACTACGTGCAGGCCACGCGTGCGGGCGTCGTCTCGTCCAACACCACCGGCTACTCGGCCGGCCAGATTCCGCTCTACACCGTCGTCACCGGCGCCAGCTCGGTGACCAGCTACACCGACCAACGCGCCTGGGTAGAACCGCGCCATCTGACCAGCCGGGCGGCCATCACAGTAACCACCGCCGACGTCACCCTCAGCGCCGCCGAAGCCCGCTGCCGATACCTGACCATCAGCGGCACGCTGACCGGCAACCGCGCCGTGATTGTCCCCAACGATTGGGAAGGGATCGTGTTCTGCAACAACAGCGGTGCCTTCACCACGACGGTCAAAACAGGGTCAGGTACAGGGGTCGTCGTAGCCCAGGCCAAGCGCGCAAGCCTGCTCGCCGACGGAGTAAATGTGGTCCGCCTCACCGCCGACGTTTAACGCGATAGGGTCAGGCTCCGTGGGCATCAGGTATTCAGCCGGGGCCGACGTATCGAACGCATGGCGCCCGCGCCAACCGTGAGGGAGATGACAATTTAGGCGTGCGGGGTGCCCGCGCGCAGTTCTTGATACGGCATCAAAGAAAGGGGCGACCGGCCCGGTGCGTCAACACCAGACCGGCCACCTGATCCCGCAGAGAGCATCTGCGAGCCTCGGCCAAGGCCCCCCCACCACGCGCGTGGCGGCCGGAGTCTAGCCTGTTTTAACGCGTCGCGAAAGGCTCCAGATGCATGCAAATCCAATCATCCCCTGGCTGGGCGGTAAGCGCCGACTGGCCGCCAAGCTGTTCCCGTTGTTCCCGCCGCACGAGTGCTACGTCGAGGTGTTTTGCGGCGGCGGGGCGATGTACTTCTTGCGCCCGAATCCAGCGCCTGTGGAAGTCCTGAATGACATCAACGGCGAGCTGGTGAACCTGTACCGAGTGGTCCAGAATCATCTGGACGAATTCGTTCGGCAATTCCGCTGGGCACTGTCTTCTCGGCAGATGTTCAAGTGGGCGCAGGCGTCCGCGCCGGCCAGCCTGACGGACATTCAGCGGGCGGCTCGGTTCTTCTACCTGCAGCAGCACGCGTTCGGAGCCCGCATCAGCGGCCAAACCTTCGGCACGGCAACCACGGCGCCAACCATCAATCTGCTACGAGTCGAAGAAAAACTATCGGCCGCTCACCTCTGGCTGGCCGGCGGCACGACGGTTGAGAACCTGCCGTGGGAAGAGTGCATCAAGCGCTACGATCGCCCCCATACGTTCTTCTACCTGGACCCGCCCTACTGGCAAGCCGAGGGCTACGGCGTACCTTTCGACTGGTCGCAATACGAAAGGCTCTCGTCCACCATGCGCTCCTGCAAAGGCAAGGTGATGCTGTCGATCAATGCGCATCCCGACATCCGCAGTTGCTTTGCCGGGCTGGCGGCTCGCGAGCTGTCCATCAAATACTCCGTTGGCGCGAACAATGGCAAGCCCAAGCAGACGGTCGAACTGGTGATCATGAACTACGACATTGAGACCGAAAGTGGCTCTGCGTAGAGGCTCTCGCTTGGGGTGGATTTCTGTGGGGTGTTGCAGCCTGCCAGAGCGATCCGCATGGACGCCTGTAAAGGCAAGAAATCGACCGAATTATCCCGGATTCTTGTGCCAAGTATCGGCACAATTCTGTGCCAAGTATCGGCGCGCTTTACAGC